CACCTCAATATCTTTACCTGCTGGCATAAACAATGGATTGCTGATGCGGTTGCGTTCGGTCAGTTCATCTGCCCGGCTGGCATCGCCATAAACCTGGTGGGCGATAACAACAGCAGGCAGTGACACCTGGCGTTGAATGTATTCGATTTTTGACAGCCCCGGCGCGATATCTTCCACACGATTAAACAGCGCAGTTGCCAGATCTTTCAGGGCGTTGTATTCGGCATAAGACAGAGTTTCATTTTCTGCCAGCGCGTCGATTTGCATCTGCAGCGCATCACGGATCATCACTGCATCATCATAGCTGTCGAATACACCGTCAGATCCTGCGATGAACGACACCAGCGATGTAGTGGCCAGCGTTGTCAGTGCTGTGTTAATGGCTTGTTCATTGTCAGCCATTGCAATGCGCGTTCCGGTTTCTGTGCCATTGGCTGATGTCCGGCTGACCGTACTGGTCAGGGTGAATCCTGCCAACAGGTTTTCGTATGCAGTGAACGCAGAATTAATATTATTAAATGCACCAACCACAGTCGAAATGACGCCCGCCATGCTGCTGATCAGTGTTGCCGGTGCAGTCACCAGCGTGGTGATTTCATCGGACAGCGCGGCAATGTCAGATGCAATGCCCTGAACTGTGCCCACGGCATTATTGATTTTGCCGTTTACTGTTCGGATTGTATCTGTTGCCTGCTGCAGATAATTGTTGGCCGCTGCGGTTACGTGGGCTGGCTGTCCAGCCACACTGAATTTATCAGCAAATGCCTGAATGGTATTTTCGTCTGCAGAATTTACCGCTGACTTTAATGCCGCAGCGCTGGATGCTGTCGCCTTTGCTGGCTGTCTGCCTGATTTAATATACGTGATATTAAAAAGACAATAACCGCCCCGCGCGGTGGATATCGTCCAGGTGTATTCCTGTATCTGAATCTGCATGGTGCCAAGGTACGGATGCACCAGTGTACCTGCGCCAGATTTATCCAGTGCTTTAATGAACTGATCACGGGCCAGATCATAATCTGCACCGATCAGAAATGCGGTCAGCTGGTAGGTACCTGCTTTTTTGCCAAGGTCTTCCGGGTAATGGTGATCCTGTTCTGGAAACTCATGCACGACCAGACGACGGCCACCGGATCCCTGCGCCTGCTGTACAAAAAAAGAAACGCCACGGAATTTCGCCTGCTGCAGGCGATCACGCCAACTCATGGCATCACCATATTGCTGCCACTGACATCCAGATCCATGTTATCTGACTGCACAGAATTAACATGTACACGGGTATCTGATACGTCGATTTTTATGCGCCCTGATCGCTGCGCCCGACGATTGCCACCGGGTGTGTATTCATTATCAGGATCTGCAGCCAGCGCAGCGCGGGCGGTATCATTTCCAAGGGCGGCCAGTATGGTGGCGGTTAATTTGCCAACACTATGGCCAAACTCGGTACCGTCCACAAAATTGTCATTGATCAGGGTACCAATACCGTAACCGGCAGCACCTGCAGCCGCCAATGGGGTGCCACGCGTCAGAGCAAAACGGCCAGCGCTTGCCACTGCAGATCCGAAACGCCCTGGTGATGATACGGGGCCAGCTGGATTAAACGGGCCTTTGCCTTTTATCAGGCTTTCAAGCCCGCCCATGCCTTCACCCATGTTCACAACATAAACCGGCTGAATGCCGATCTGTTCCAGGGCTTTACCCGTTCCGACGCCTGCACCCAAACCGCCCAGGCGCTGCAGTAGTTTACCGCTGCCTTTCATCAGCAGGCCGCCACCCAGAATGCCAGCAGCTCCACCGGCCAGCAGTTCACCACCGGACAATCCCAGATCATCCAGCAGATATTTAATGCCGTCCTGAATGGTTTGATTGATTGGCTGGGCAAAGCCGTCAGCCGCTTCTTTTAAAACAGACTTTAACCGCGCGGCCTGATCCACTGCGTTTTCCAGCGCGCCGGGCAAATCGTGGGCGATGGTTCCACCTGCCTGGCTGATTTGCACACTCATTTCTCGGGCACTGTTCAGCGTGCCTTCATTCAGCAATACGCGCAGGCCGCGCAGGGTATCCAGATCCACTTCGCCAAAAGCTGCAGACAGTGCCTGATCGCGGTCAATATCACTATTCAGGCGCTGATAGCGGGCGGCGATGTCATCCAGCACGTCCAGTGCCCCACGACGGCCCCCATCGGCGTTGTAAAACGAAACGCCTGTGGCTGATGCGGCTTTGTCCAGGTATTTCTGATTGGTGAAAATCCGCATGGTGGAATCCACCAATGTGGCCAAGCGTTCGGGGTTGCGTTCAACCAGTGACAGCTGCTCAATCAGGCCCAACGTCTGGTTAAGGTCAAAACCCGCTGATTTTGCATTCACACCCACGCGGGCAAAAATGCCGGACAGGTCTTCCAGTTCGGCGTTACCCAGTCGGCCCGCATAGGTCATCCGATCCAACAGATCCGTAGCGATTTCCACCTGTGACAGGTCAAAGTCAAAGGCTTCAGCGGCCACGGTAAGTGCTGACGACAGAACTTCAGCCTGTGAACCTGTGACGGCCATGGCAGGGTTAATTGCTTTTACTGTGGCCAGTGATTGTTCCCAGCTTTGGCCTGCCTGAATCAGGTTATTAAAACCGCCCAGCAAGGATTCCAATGATTGCCCGGTCTGCAGTGCCATCAGAAACAATTCTTTGCGCAGCGCAGCCGCCTGTTCTGTTGTTGCGCCTGCTGTCTGCTGAATCTGAATAAGCTGCTTATCCAGCTTGGCGGATTCCATCACCTGGCGTGTGGCTACATAGGCAGTACCGGCACCGGCAATGATTCCGGTGGTGCGCCCGGCCATCCGGTCAAGTGTTTTGCCCAGGGTATCCGCTGACCGTGTCAGCATTTTCAGATCACGCTGGCCACGCCCGGAGAAATCGCCAATTGCGCGCCCGTATTGCTTGGCGCGTGTTGTCAGGTTGCCGGTCAGGTCAATGATTACGCTGGTTTTAAAATCGGCCATTTATCAAGATCCGAACATTTTAGAAAGGCGGGACAGGGGTTCATCGCGTAATGTCAGAACATCACTGAATCCAACCCCTTTTTTAATCAGCTTGGCTTCCATCTCCGCCAGCGTTTTCGCCAGCGTCAGAGTGTCGCCCCCGTTGCGTCACCTCTGGGGACGCTTTTTGTGCCAGTTTGGCCAGCCCTTTGGCCAGCTGATCTGCCGTGATCGCGGATCCCACATATTCGGCATACAGATTAATGATTTGCAGATCTTCTTCGTGCAGCTTTTCAAATAAGGAATAATCCAGCGGCCCAGCGATTATGCCGACAGATTCAATCTGCTGGCACAGCATCAGTGCGCCCAGACGCGCAGGGCTTTCAACCACAACAGGCTGCATCTGGCCATTAATTTCAACCAGCTGAACTTTCTCTGACGCTTCTTTAGCGCGCATGATCATCCCGGCAGTCAGGTGATCATGCAGCACAGCTTCCAGCTGTGCTTCATCACCGACCATAAGGCCATGTTTAAGGGGTACTTTAATGCGTGACATAACGCCCCCTTAACTGACCGGATCGGCGCGCACGCCAGACATTGATACTGACATTTCACCATTGTTCAGGCCCGGTGGTTCTGTCACAAAACAGCCGGACACAACCCACACCACGCCGTTATCATCCTGCACCGTTACATTCACATCAGTAAGGTTGCGCATCTCCGCCAGAGATACTTTGCCGTTATTTGGTAATACGAATGACATTGTGGGTGCCACAGGTTCTTCGTCATAACCGGCCACACCCAGATCAGTCATCACTGCGGTGCGGTTATTGCCACCGGGATTAAAATTACCGCCCGGTTTTGCGTCCACGCGGCCAATGCCATCCAGATCAAAAAATAATTTCTTAGCGACTTTCATTGATCACCTCAGAGAATGAACTGTGATTTACCAGCGAACACACGCGCCTGATTCACCAGGTCTGGTGTATCGCGCCAGTCCACACGGGATTTGTCATCTGCATTGCGTTCCACAATCAGATTGCCTTTGTACGCGTCAAAGTTTTCTACCCAGCCACGTTCTTCCAGTGTCCGGTAAAGATCCAGTAACGCGCCTTTAATCAGCGATGGCGTAACAATGGCCTGACCAGCACCGTACTGAGTGCCATCACTCGCCAGCTTGTGACGCGGGTAACGACTGGCCAGCATGGCGCGCTGTTCAAAGCGGATGCGTTCCAGTGTTTCCGGTGTGTTGATATCCAGATAGGCAGCATCTGGCAGACCACCAGGGTTGACCTGATAGGTTGTGATCTGGCGTTCAATCTGGCAGGTGCCATCGGTGCTGACTTTAAATGTGGCAATGCCGTCATAAAGCAGTGTGTTGCGCTCTGACCGGATCCACTGTTCTGCAGCCGCTGGGGCTAACATGCCTGGCAGCGTCAGTGTCTGCAGTGGCCGGGCCGGATCAATCGCCAGATAGTAACTGCCAACAGCGCCGTTAATGGCTGCCACGATGTGCGCAGGGGTTGGGGATTTGTTCGTGCCCATGACAGACAGATGTGGCGAATTCAGCGCAGATCCGAACGTGGCAGACTCTGACAGCGTGCCTGAAAATGCAGAGAATGCCCGGCAGCCATTCTGCACCATTGGCCCCCACAGATAGTTCAGGTGTGCGGTCAAGGTGGCCAGATTGGCGGTGTCTGTAAATGGATTTACCAGCCAGTTAAACCATTCATCACCCATGGCGTCTATGCCGTCAGCAATATCAGGATTACCAGAACCGCCAGTCAGTGCAGCAAATGTCAGCGCCAGACCGTCTGGCATTTTCTCGCCGTAATAATTGGCCTGCAGATCCAGTCCGTTAAACACTTCGCCTTTATGGCGCGCTGTAATTGTAACCACGCCAGTGGATGCAGTTGCCGTGACCGGGTAATCAGCATTGGCATTGATTTCTGCGGCGATATTTGCAGCGATATCCGCCACGGTATCGTCTGCGGTAATGCCCACAGATACGCGTTCACCACCGACATACACAAACAGGGTACCGGCTTTGGTTGCGGCGGCAGTCACTGTGATGGTACCGGCTGCGGCTGCTCCTGCGTCATCGTCATCCAATGCCACACAATACAGTGGCGTTTCAGCATTGGCGTTCAGGAATGCGTCGCACATGTTTGCCAGCATTGATCCCTGGCCAAAATACTGTTTCGCCTGGGCCGGATCAGTCACACGCGTTACTGTGCCTGCGGCAATGGATCCTGCGCTGGTACGCTGGCCGATCAGGGCCACTTTGAATTCCTGCGACGTTGCGCCAGCCAGTTCAGCGTTAAATTCAATGTATGCGCCGTGGGTGCGCAGCATTCCCGGAATATCGTCAAATGAAATCGCCATTACTTATCGGCTCCTTTTTTGGTGGCTGGTGCCTTTGCAGCAGCCGTTGTTTCTTCCACTTTGATCAGATCACCGTCTTTAATGCGGCGGCGGTAATACGCTGTGTTGGGTACCGCTTCGCCAGCTTCTTTAACTGGCTTGCCGGTATCTTCGTGGCGAACCAATATGCCAGCGCGCGGTTTTACATTTATTTTCTGCATGGTTTCTCCGTCAGTCCTGGGGCAGCTCGCCAGCTGTCTGAATTAATGCGTTGTTTTCTTCGCCAAACGATTCAGCGCTGTAGCGTAAAAAATCGTTCAGTTCGTCAATATCGGTACTGGTGCCGACAGTGATTGCCTGACGCCAAGTAACTGCCCATAGCGCCACGCCGGATTTATCCAGTGCGGCGGAATATAAATTCTGGCCGCTCACGTTCTGCGGTTCTTCCACCACGTTGTCGTCATCCCATGTCTGGCCATCCATGAATGTGGCCAGTGCGCTGGCAATTTTCAGCGCGGTGGTGTCACGGTCTGCAGCTGATCGTTCGGCGGTTACGATGTATGCGGCCCAGGCGGCAGTTGAACTGGTTTCACCCACGCCAGACGTTCCGGTAAATCCCAGACAGGCAACAAATACAGCAGGGCTGTTGTGGCTGATTCTGGTCAGCTCCTGCAAATTGAAACGCCCGGCATGTGCGCTGCAGGTTTTCAGCTGCGGCAGCGCGTTTTTAATCGTCGTCACAATGCTGCTGCGTACGCTATCCAGACTCATTTCAAAATGTCCTTCAGGTGTGCTTCAACAAAATCATCCGTCAGCTGCTGCAGTTCGTCCTGGTTCTCATCAGAAAAACCAAGGTACTGCCGCGCCGGTACCGCGCGCGGGCCGGGGGGCATTTCTTCAGTTCCGCCCAGGTTGTGGATGGCGGCATAAATCAGATTGCTGCCGGTTTCCACTTCATCGCCGGTCACGACGGATTGCAGGCTATTCATTAACGCGCCTTCACCTTCCAACAGGCTTTGCCCCGCATTGCGTGTTTTGGCGTACCGTGGCGACCATTCCGGCCATGGTGTGCCGTCAGGTGCCGTCTTTTCTTCACCGATCCGGCGGCGGGTCTGGTTTTCGGTTTCTGCGCCAAGCCCTTCCAGCAATGCTTCCCGGTCAAGCGATTCCAGCGCCGCCAGTCGCTTTGCCAGATCCTGCATATCGCTAATGTTTGAAACAATTCCGACACTCATCTGCTGGGCCTTTTATCGGTATTTAATGCCGTTTAAACCGGCGTTCTGGGCCTTTAATAAACACCGCCCCATTACTGCTGACCGGCGGCTTTGGCAGGCCCAGCGATACGTCGCCCCGGCTGACTTTGGTCAGCCAGCTGACCGCGTCCTCATAGCGCTTGCGCTGCTCATCTGTTCCTGTTGACCGGTCAGCCGCTAACCGATAAACCACAATGTCCACACTCACACGCACCAGGGCCGGTACTGTGGTTGTGACTGGCAGCTGATATTTTGCCGCCAGATAGGTGTCGATCTCGGCAGCCGCATCCTGCAGCGCCTGATCGACCACATCCATGTCGGCTTCGCCGTCTCCATCCCGATCCGTCAGGATTAGCAGCAGGTCGTCACCGTAGCGGGCGATAACGTCCTGAATCGTTGCGTAACTCATGCGGCTTATTCAGCCGCTTCTGTGATGTCTTCGACATCGGTCACGCGCAGGCGTGGTTCTTCTTTCAGCGCCTTCAGTTGTTTTTCAGTCAGCGCGTCTGCCGGAATCAGAGTTGCAGACTCAGTGAACGACATCCCGGCGCGGTTAAAACTTTTAACGCCTTTAATCGTGCTGACACTGATACCTGACTGCTTTGCTGTGCTTTTTGCTGTTGCCATGGTTTTTGTTCCTTCTTTTCGTTTTGGTGTTACCGGCAATCAGTGCCGGTAACATTCAGGGCTTGCAGATCGGCAGTGATCAGTTGCCTTTAAATGCCAGCTGCCAGAAGCCGTAACCACCTGCGCCACGCGCTTCAACACTGAACTGGAATTCGCCAGTGCTGAATACGGAATCGCTGTTCAGGTCTGTCAGGCTGATCATTTGCGGGCGTTCGCGTTCCTGGAATACAAAAGGCTTCACAGCTTTGGATGTATCCAGCAGATACCAGGCATCATCATCCAGCCACGGGGACATCACGACCACGGCAGTGCCTTTGTACGGGTTGGGTTTTCCGTCTTCCAGCTTGTCAGCGGTCATCAGCACATTGGCTGTATCCTGCAGGTTGGCAGACACCAACAGGACGCCGGGGATAACATTCAGCGGGCGATTTTCTTCGTCTTTCTGGTTTTGCATGGCCGTGCGCACAACGCCATAGGACGCCTGCGCTTCGGCCAGCGTGCCAATGGCCAGCGGTAAGCTGAATTTATTGCTGACCATGGTTTTCGCCACCGGGTGATCTGTGTCGAAAAAATACTGGCCATCGTGGCAGACGACTTCAGTGCCTTTGTTTACGGCATCAAACACCAGTTCATCCGGCCATTGTTTGGCGGATTCGCCTGCGCCTTCCGCCTGCGGGCCGATAAAGCCAATCTGGTCATCTGCAATCTGGTGTTTATGCACCGCCACAGTCGCTTCATAGGGGTCGTTTTTGAGGCTGTATTTATGTGCCGCCAATGATTTAACGAACTTTTCACCGATCCATTTGCGCATTTTCGGGAAGTTGGATAACCAGGCGTAATCTTCCACAGACGTGGTGGATGGGACGCGCATGGCAATCAGCTGCCATTTTGAATCTGCGGCAGTAAACGCCTTGTTAAAGGTCGCTTTGGTATTGGTGAAAATCGAATTCAGCGTGGTTTTATTAACGATCATGGTTTGTCTTCCGTTGTTGCTGAAAAGGGTTTAACGCGTGGGTTATTCCACCCACACGCCGTCTGGTTCAATTCCGATCACAACACCACCGGCAGAACGCGTGCTGCTGCCATTGGTTGCCGCCACGGTCTGGTCATCTTCCAGATAGCAGGTTTTACCCAGCCCTGACTGATCAATGGCATCCGTGGCGGAATTCTCCCACTTGAATGCATGGCGGCGGTGGATGGTGACTGTTGCGTCACCGGCTGCACCGTTGCTGTTATCCACGCCAGCTTCCGCGCGGCCCAGGTAAGTCAGGCCGGTGGCAGTCGTTGCCGGTACGGCAAAGCCTGCTGCGTTAGCGCAGACGATTGATCCTGCGTGAATGACGGTTGACGCTGCCACGGCCACTTCAATCAGGTGGCCATCGCGGCTTGGGGTGTTGCGGTCTGCTGTCAGTGCCATGGTGATGACTCCTGTATTTTGTTTAAGGTTTAACGCTTCAGCGTTGTTGCTTTTTGCTTACGCGCCGTAGGTTTTCAGGTCTTCCGGGCTGTTACCGAACAGCGCAGCAATCTGCTGTTCTTCGGCGTTCATGGCGGTTTCGTGGTCTTTCAGCACCTGGCGATCCAGTCCGGTTTCGGTAGTGACACCGGGTGTGGATTTAATGAAAGCCACAAAGCGATCCAGCCCACCTTCGGCATTGCAGCTCGTTTCGTAGAATTCACGATCAGCCGGGGCAATTTTTCCGGCGGCAATGGCACCATCCAGGGCGCTGCTGATTTTTTTGGTTTTTTCAGCAGTGGCGATGGTGGCCAGTTGTTGTTCGGCGTTCATGGCGCGGGCCAGTGCAGCTTCATGCGTTGCGGTTGGCACGTATAAAGTCAGATCCGGCTGCTGTTCGCTGTTGCGCGCAGTCTGCAGATCTTTTGACTGATTGTTCACGGCTGCCAGCACCTGTTCGGGTGTGGTTGTGCCTTCAATGTTCAGGGCGGTGGCCAGCGCGGCCAGAAATTCGGCAAGCTCCATGGTGGCTTTCTCCGGTTGGGTTTCTCGGTTAAGGGCAGGCAGCAACAGATTGCCGCGATTGGTCAAAGCGACACTGCGGATGTCGTAAATTTCGTTGGCGGTGTTGTGACGGAATACCGGGGACAGATAGCGGTATTCCTTTCCGGCCACGGATGCAGCCCCGCGCGGGTTCAGTTCCAGCTGGCCTTCAATGTGCCCATTGCGCACGCGGTAATCTTTAAACCAGCCTGCGGCGGGGGCTTCATCGCCGTTAGGGGCTTTCAGTTCGGTTGCGTGTTCATAGTCCAGCGGCTGATCACGATTAGTGGACAGTGTGGCGGCTATCACCTGGTCTGGATTGTTGTTTGTCCAGTGGCGGCCATCGCGTCCGACTACGTCACCCACGGGGATCAGTGGCACCCATTCTGGCAGGGTGCCATCGGCGGGCAGCTCAAAGCACATGGCAGATTCCAGCTGCAGATCTGCAGCGGCGTCAGCCTGGTGGCAAAGGGCGATGTATAAAGGGGTATGTTTTGTATTCATGGCCCCAGATTACCGGGGCCAGATCTGCAGGTGGTTTAACCTGAGTTAAATACTTTTGGCGGGATTCAGGGGGTTATTTTGCGGTGTAGTACATGAACGATTGCCCGACATTACCGCAAAGCGCATTGCACGCCCGTTTGCTGACGGCCAGCCCTTCAATGTTCTGGCTTTTGCCACCCAGATCAAAATAACAGCGCTGGCCCTGGGCATGGTACTCCTTCGGAATCACTGCAGGCTGATTACTGATAACCACTTTTACCGTGGTCTGATGCGTCCAGCCATAATCGCGCTGGGCTGATACGGATGGCGGTGTCTGCTGAATTTCAGCCGACAGGATATCTGCCTGGTACTGACGGATATCCGGGCAGGTGCCTGCCAGCAGATCCAGCGCATCGTCGCCGCTCTGATTAGCGCTCACTGTTTGAGCAATAAGGCAGATTGAAAGAACCTGCAGAAGGTTGCGAACGGTCATTTATGAACATCCTTTTCTTTTGGTTGATTAGTGTCAGACGGATTGACCGGTTGCCGGATGGCAATCATTGGTGTTTAAAACCCGTTTAAATCGTCTCTGGTTTGGTTTTTGGCATCACTTGCGGGCAAGGATGGCTGTCAGCGCCTCTCAGAGGCTTACAGGGCGTTTCAGGATTCGCTATAAGTGGGAATTTCTGGCTGGTATCCGGCGGCCATAAGTGCAGACCACAGATCGGCAAACATCCGGGCCTCTTCTTTTGGTGCTTTTTCTTCCAGGGCCAGCAGCTGATCTTCTGCATCAGCTGGCAGCGGATCCTGTTTCAGCAATTGCATTGCGTCTTGCAGTTGTTTACTCGGTTCCATATATCACCTCAGCGGATCTTGACTGCGCCCGCGTCTTTTGCTTTTTCGATTGCGTCGTCAAAATACTCTGCAATGTCTTTATTCCAGCGTGCCAGTGCATCGCGGTTTAACACCCACGCGGTGAAGTGCTCCGCGTGCCATTCAAAGGCATTTGTATCTGCGTACACTGTCAGAGACTCTTTAAAAGGAATCTCCCGGTTGCCCTGCCAGTAATGCACCTGGTGTCCGATCTCATGCACCCATGTGCTGACAAAGCTGTGATGCGTTTGATTGACCAGCGTTTCATAGCTGTGGCTTATTGACCATGTACGCCGCCCACGGGCTTCATTGGTAATTGCTGCTTCCACAGCCTGAGCCATCTTTTCACCGTCCAGCTTGTCCAGCTTGTCTGTGGCTTTACCTTTAACCACCACATGATCCCATGACCGTGATGTAAAACCGCCCACTCTGGCCGGATGGCGTGAGTTGTACGCGCCATAGCCCAGACCATTACCCAGGAATCCACTGACGCGTTCGCGCAGATCCCAGGCTTTGCGCCCTGTGCCCATCTCGGTCTGTTTCAGTGCCAGCGTCTTAATCTTGCGAACCTGCAGAAACTCGGACAGCTTCTTAATCTGTGGCGCTGCTCCAGGTATGCGGTTCAGTGCCGCTTCAATACCTGCCTGGTCAATGCCTTTTATCGTACTCATAACATTATCACCGTCTGGGAATAATGCCACATTTGGTGATGGTGCCGGGGCGCTCACAGCCTTTTTAACGGCAGTTTCAGAACGCTTTAATGTGTCATTAAGCGCCTTTACCCGCCCGGTTCCGGGGTTGTAATCCCAGCCGGGATCAATCCCGACAGGCACCTGGAATGCTTCGCCGGTTCGTTCGTTGATCCATTCCCGGCGGCGGATGCGCGGTGCTTTGTCTGAATATCGCCCGGATTCCATCATCTGATCGGCTTCGCGCCGGGTGATCTGGCGCACGCGGCATTTGCAGCCCCAGCCATTGGGCGGAAAGTGGGTTTTCCAGAACGCATGATCCGCAGGCAGAATAATCCCCGCCCAGGATTCATGCAGCGCCCGGTGCCGCTCTGACGGCCCCAGCTCATAAACAAGGAATGGATGCGTCTTTGTTCGGCGCTGGATCCGCTGCCATTGGCCAGCAGCGCGGGCAGTGCGCATGTTTGTGCTGTAGATGGTTTTCAGGCGGCGCGGTGTGCCCAGTGTCACTTCCCGGCGTTCTCTGGTCAGCGGATCTGCTCTGACTTCACGGCCCCACCATCCCTGACGCTGCAGTTCCGGTATAAGGTCGCGTTTGAATTGTGCAAACGTCTGGCCATTCTGCAGGGCGTCGTCCAGTGATTCCCGGATGCTGGTCAGCACATCCATTTGCATGGCTTTGGCCACGGTGAAGGCGTGGCGGTGTTCTTCCCGCCATACGTCGCGGTAATCAAAACCGGGCTTGTACCGCTTGGCGCGGAAAAAGGCTAAGGCATCGGCAGGCGGTGACGATGGAAAGCGATATTCAGCCATCAGTCACCGTCCGTTGCATCACCAATGCCACGCGCTTTGAACATGGCGTCAGCCAGTGAACTGATCAGCGCGGTGGCATCGCCTGCGGTCTGATCGTCGCTGATGTCGTCAGCCAGATCCTGCAGGCCGCGCACAAAATCTTCGGCGGTTTCGGATGCGTCGGCAAGATCCCGGATGCTTTGCAGTAGTGGTTCTGTCTGCTTCTGCCAGCCTTCCAGCGCTGCGGCTTCCAGTTCGTCGATGTCGTCCTGCTGTTCCACGTTCATGGCACTGCGCAGCGGCTTACAGCAGCTGCAGTGTTCGTGATGCTCATGGTTTTGGGCGGCGGTTAAAGCCGGGGCAGGTTGCAGGAGAATGGCGTCTTTCGCCGGATCCGGCAGGCCCAGCTTATCGCGGATCACGCTTTCTTCCACTCTCAGCCCGTACGGGATCAGCTTCAGCGTGTTATCAACCAAGGCCGTCACGTCTTCGTTGTCTGTGATGTGCAGCTTAATCAGCGGGTATTGTTCCTGCTGGCCATAGTTCAGATCCACAAACGAGCGCACCAGGTATTTGTTGATCGTGTTTTCCAGCTGACGTTTATCTGATCGCAGGATGTCTTCGCGCACTTCGCTTTGCGCATCGTCGGATCCCAGTTTGCCCGGCGTGCCTTCTGTGGTTGCTGTCTGGCCCAGCACGGCTTTTGATATTTGTTTATCCAGGTACTCTGCCAGCTTTAAGAACATGTCCGGGCCGCCACTGCTGGTGCCGGCACTTTCAAACTCAATGCGCATACTTTCCGGGATAACAGCGGCAGCATCTGTGCCGATATTGGCCACTGCATTAATCAGCGTGTTGATATCGTCTCGTGTTGCTCCGGGGCTGTATTTACCGATCCGCAGCGGCATCCCGAACACTTCAGCAAATGCCACCCAGTCGGTCAGGGTGTACGCTTTGCACATGTACGCAATCGCCACCAAACGCCCCAGACCGCCACGGATCGGCAGGCCGCATTTCATATTTGGGCGGTGGATGATAAAGCGATGGCGTGGGATCGGCAGGCCGTTCAGCAGATTAGATTCGTCTTTAATCCGCAGCTCCCGCCCGGTTACACGGTCAAACTGAAAAAAGCGCGGATCCCGCCAGCTGTATCCTGCCTGTTCTTTCCATTCGCCATCCTGCAATGTATCGCGGTCGCGCGGCTCCCATGGCAAATTGGTTGTGTCCCAGTTCATTTCGACCACGGAATAACCTTTGCCCAGTGCATCCAGCAGTGCGTCCAACATGTCACCATATTCAGGGCGACGGATCAGAACGCGCACAGCATCCGCTATTTCAATGTCTTTCTGGTCGTCCGTGGCAGCTTCCACAATACTTTCCAGGCCGGTGATAGCACGCTTACGCGTACCCAGCACCGCGCCATAATGCGGATCCCGTTCCTCCATTTCTTCACACAGCGTCAGATATGCGTCGGCATCGCCGTCCACGGCATCGCGCAGGATACGCCCCAGGCGATCCGGGCTGATGAATTCTGCCTGATCCGACCAGCCCCAAACATTACGCACGCCGCTTAAACTGGCTTCAGCAATAACTGTGCTCAAATCGGTTTTTTGCAGTGGTTTGCCACTTGCGTCCAGAATGATACTTTCTGCCATTTTCTAACCTCAGAAACTGCCGCGACGGAATCCGCCGGTAACTTTTACCGGGCGGCTGTATCTGTCATCGCGTGGGGATTGTTGTTTGCGCACAGCCGTATAATCGAACTCTTCAATTTCCATCAGTGATGCGTAATAGGCCAGCGCCAGCGCTATTGCTGCGTCTCCGTGCCGTTGCTTTTTGCTGTCGGTTTTTCCTTCCGGTAATTTGGGCACACCTTTGATCACTTGCAGTGCGCGCAGGTCGCTTAAAATATCGGCGTCCTGTGGGATTTCTATTTTTGCGTCTTCAAAGGCTGCTTTGAATTTCGGCATGTTTTCCAGGTACCACTGCTGCGACAACATAATTGCCTGCATCCGCCCGCTGCCGTATTTAAAACCTGCCTGTTCCGCAAGATACTGACCATTACCACGGCCATCCAGTGCGCCACCGACCAGGCGCGGCAGGCGGTCTGCAATGTAATAAAACACCTGTTCCTGCTGTTTAAACGGCACGTTGGCCCGCTCAACAATAAAGGGGCTGCGG